GTCGTCAGTTCGCGGTCTGGTCAAGCATGGCGTCGGTCGCGATGTCCAGCACGCGCAGCGCATCCGCGTACGCGTCGCGCTTGGCCGCGGCCAGCATGGATGCCTCGCGGAAGGTGTCCACCGCGGCCTGGTCGCCGCGGGCGGCCGCGTCGCGGCAAGACTGGCCGTAGTGGCGCACCTGGTCGCCGTACTCCGCCGCGTTCACCGACAGGTAACGGGCAACGCTGGCGTGCTCCGGGATGCACGACGCGAACAGGTCGTACACGCGATCCAAGCTGATGGTTTCGGGAGTGGTGGTGGTCATGTCGTGGATGTCCTCTCGTAGTGCTCGCACGGTGCCAGCTCAACTAGGCGCCGCGGTGGTGGCCGCGGTGCCCAGTAAGGTCGGCGCCCTACCTACTGGTCCGGATCGCCGTAGGCGCTAGGGATCTCGCGGCCGCAGTGCGCGCAGTGCTCCGCCGGCCCTTCGTAGTGGATGTCGCGTGCGTCGACGCGCCAGCCATCGGCGTCGCCGTGGAAGTGAACGCACTCGCGCTCGCGGTTCATGCAGTCGGCGCAAAGGATCTCTCCATCGTCGGTCAAGTAGACGATGGGATAGCCACCCGGCCACGCGTGCGCCGGCCAGTCGATCGGCGCGTGCTGGTGAGCGGAGACACCCGGCCCGTCTGGCGCGTCGACGCACAAGGTGCCCCATTGCGCGGCGTCAGGATCGGTAGGAATCCATCCGCCGACGAACGCGCCGCGGGCCGGATGATGGGCGATGGTGGCGCCGCAGTAACGGCACTCGGTGGTGATCGTGGTCATGGTGTTTGCCTTTCGGTGGTGGTGGTCGTGTCGTGGATGGGTCGTCAGCGTGTGAAGCACGGATACGGGCGGTCGGCGCGGTCCGGGTGTACCGGGTGGTACCCGCGACCGGAGCAGCATCCGCAGTCGGTCGGATAGGCGCGGTGCGTGTCTTCATCCCATACGGCACCGGTGCCGTGGAACCCGCGGCCGTGGCAGTGCGAGCATGGCACCTCCGCGATGTCGTCGCGCCAGCTCATGGCGCGACCATCAGGTAGGCGACGCGCATGACTTCATCGCGCCACGCGTTATCGTACGCGTCCTCGTAAGTGCGGCAGACGTCGTCCAGCACTTCGGGTGACGGATCGTCCAGCCCGATCGCTTCGGCCAGCGCGGCCGGAGTGAGCGAGTCGGCCCATTCACCCGACAACGGTCCCGACGTCGGTCCGAAGTAATCGAACCATTCCGGATCGCCCTCTTCATCCATCCGGACGCACTCGCGGTACGTCTCGTCGCTCGTGTTCCCGTCAAAGACCCAACTCGCGCCGGCCCTGCCGTGTTCGGTGCCGAGTGCTTCGGCCGCATCTTCGTATCTGTCGTGGTCCATGGGCCAGACGCTACAGGGTGCTACCGACCGTAGCAAGTCACGACACGGAGAATCGCGGGAATGAGCCGAACGGCCTACGCTCGGGCCATGAGCACGGCACCAGCCCACCTCACGCCGTTTGACAGTGAACGGGCCAGGCAGGCTGGCATCCGGTCAGGGGAAGCGAAACGGGCCAGGGCACTAGCGAAACGTCAGACAGTCGACCAGGTGGCCGAAGGACTGCGGACGCTGGCGGCGACGTACCAACGCCATGAGCTGGGGCCGATCGCGATTGCGGCCGCGGTGGATCTCATTGGCCGAGTGACACGCGGTGAGATCCCGGTACGGAATGGCGGAGAGGTGGCGGAGCTGGTGCGCGCACTCGTCGACATCGGACGGATGGAATCGGGAGACGCGCAACGGACCGTTGCCGTGGCGCACTTGTCGGGGCCAGCGTTGGCCGAACGACTGCGCGCGCTCCAAGTGTCATCCGCGGCTAGCACCGCGGATGACGGGCTGTCGATCGACACCACCGCGTCGACTGATGGGCCGGCCATCGACGACGGGTGACCACCACCACCCGACGCCGATGGGTGGATGGGTGGGACCGGGGGATCGCCGAATCGCCGCCTCGCCGCATCGCCGGCCACCCCCGCCCCCGGGATGGGGGGCGGGCAGTGCGTATATAGATATTCCCCGCTCCTAGCCACGACGCCCTGAGGGCTTCCGTTTGCATCCGCAACACACACGCCGGCCGGCTACGCGTGGATGTGTGTTGTCTAGAAACTGAAAGACAAATACTTCTCCCGTCTCCCGTCTCCCGTATGTCAAACCGGAGTCACGCGTGACGTCACGCAGGTGTCACGCGTGACTCAGCTTGTGACCTGCGCATTTAGAAGTCGGGGATGGAAACGGGTCGGGGGACCGGTCCGCGGCGGCCCGAGCTGGACTTGGCGGCCAGGGCGCGGGCGGTGGGGCGCCACTGCCGCTGCGGGGAGCGGTGGGCGGAGGGGCGCAACGTGCGCCGGTACTCGCCGGTCGGTTCGATGAGGCCGGCGAGTTGGGCCCGGCGGAAGATCGGGCCGAGGGCCCGGGGCTCGTGGGGGAACGGGACGCCCCGGCGGTCGAGGGTGGCCCACACGTCGTCGCCGAAGAACGGGACGACGAAGGCGCAGATGATCGAGTACGCCTCGGCGGCGAAGGTCGGGTCGGTGTGGCGCTCGGCCCGGGCCATGCCCTCGTTGCGCCGTCGGTCGCCTTCGTCGGGATCGAACAGTGAGGGCTGATCCCAGTCGTCGCTCATGCGATGCCTCCAAGCGGGGCGGCCAGCACACTGGCCCGCCAGTCGAGCGCCCAGTGCAGGTGGTTGGCGCAGCGGGATTTCAGGTGGATGCAGGTCCCGCGGTGGCGACCACCAAGGGACCAGGCCAGCGAGTCGGCCGAGTCGAGCTGGCGGCCGTAGCGGCGAAGGGCGCCTTCTTTGCAGCCGAACCCGTGGCAGCGGATGCCGCGGGCGTGCATGGCGGCGATCACGTCGCCGATCTCCGCCGTGTGCTGGCGGCGGCAGATCGAGCCGAGGCCGACGACGGGTCGGGCGGCGAGGTCGATACCGGCGGCCGTGTACCGGTCGACGCAGCGTTCGTAATCGGCGAGGGTGTAGCCCTGCACGACGGGGATGACAGGAGCGCCGAGCGCCATCAGCTCGCAGTAGTTGCCGACCGTCCGGGCTTGGTGTTCGGCGACGGTCAGGCTGGTCCGGTCGACCATGAACGGTTCGCACATCCAGTCTTGGGGGGCGGCCCATTCAGGTGCTCCAACCTGGGTGGAGAACCGTTCGATGTCGGCGGCGTAGGTGCGAGCGGTGATCGTCCACCGGCCATAGGTGCTCAGCTCGGTGAACCCGCCCGAGTCGAGCACCCAGGGGGCTCGTGCCGGTTTGTAAACCGGCCGCCGGACGAGTCGGCGGCGGGACACCATGAGGGGCACATCGACGCGGGCCAGCCACGCCGGCTCGTGGGTGCCCAGGTAGAACTTCACTGCCGCCGCAAACCGGAGAACGGGTCGATGTTGGTGCCAGGGCACCAACGCCAGCCGTCGGGGGCGCGGTGGGCGATCGGCACGCCGTCTTTGCGGAGCGGGATCAGCCGGCCGCATCCCAGGCAGATGACGCGTTCGTGCGGCCCGCTCACGCCGCACCGCCCGAGGGGTGGCGGCCCAGGCTGGCCCGGATGCCGGCGATCAGCTCCCGGCCCCGCATCTTCTCGTCCTCGGTGATGACCGCCAGTGGCCGGTCGGTCGACGGGAGCACTCGCCGTTCCGGGCCCCGGATCTCGGCGATGATGCGGGCCGGGCTCGGCGGTTTCACTTCGACCGTGACGAGATGGTCGAGCACCCCGAAGGCGGCGATGGCGTCGGTGTTCGCCAGCACCCGGCACCACTCGTCGAGCGTGTTGTTGTCAGGCCGCGGGAGATCCCAGGCCACCCGACGGCGGTTCAGCAACATCGTCACGTCGGCTCGGTTCACTCGGCTCCTCCTTGGGCAGATGGCCGTTCGTCTCGGCCGCATCTCGGGCTCGCTGATCGCGCTTGCGTTGGCGGGTGCTCTCCCGCTCGGCGTCGTCTTCGGCGGCGGTGGTCTGGTACTCGCCGTGTTGATGGATCTCCCAACCGCCATCGACCGGTGACCAGCAGCCGGCGGCGACCAGCTCGGCGGTGATGACGGAGGGCGGGCTGTCGATCCCCGGGAACAGGAACAGCAGCGTGTGTTCGGGCATCAAGCCGTCGAGTCGTTCCGCTTTCGAGTAGGCGATCGCCCGCAGCCAGACCTCGGCCGCGTCCCGGGTGAGCCCAGCGATGCGGGCGTCCTGCCACCAGTGGCAGTACAGGCGGATGTAGGGCGCCTTCTTCACCCGACGGCGGGCCGGCATCAGAAACAGCTCCAAGCTCGCCAGCCTTGGCGCTCGTACACCTCGTGGGCCATGGTCAGGTTGGTGGCCGGGTCGTAAGGATCGCGGCCCGCCCAGTGCATCGGCATGATCTGCATGAGCCCGGACGCGCCGGAGTGGTTGTGGGCGCCCGGTTGGCAGTGCGATTCGCACCACATCAGCCGGTCGACGACGGGCCACTGCTCGGGCGTGAAGCCGGCGTCGAGCGCGGTCGTGAACCAGTCGGGGCAACGGCTGGTTGCGGGGGCGGTGATCGGCGGCTGGGTTGGGGCGACCTGGACGGTGGACACGCGGACCGCGGGCAGCAGGCTGAGCAGCAGGGCTGTGAGCGGCCCCCACAGGGGCACGCCCCTTACCTGGTGTTCTCTGTCGTGGCCGCGATCCCGCCGTGATGACTCGTCGTCGTCGAGATCATCCCCGCATCCTGCTACCACCAGTTGACTCATGCAAGAGCAGCGGCGATGATGCGGAGTCATGGCCGACGAGTCCGACGCTGACGACGGCGGCATCCACGCCTTCTGGCTGTTCATCCTGGCCCGGCGCCGCCAGCGCAAGCCCGAGTTCGACCTGACCGATCTCGCTCAGCTCGCCGAGGCCGTCGCCGAGTTTGAGGCGTCGCACTGATGGCGTACCGGTGGCTCGACGACATGGACCAGGCGTTCATCGCGGCCGGCATCCCGTACATCGAGGTGCCACCGATGGACGGCGAAGGTTCGCCGTGTACGTCGTGGCGTGACCGCGGCCGCCCGCATTCGACGGGCCAGTTCGACGTGATGGGGGTGCTGTGCCACCACACGGCATCCCCGGCGGGCATGTCGCCGCAGTCAGACATCAACGTGATCCTCCGCGGTAACTCCGAGGCGCCCGGGCCGGTGAGCCAGCTCTACATCGGCCGGGACGCGCAGCTCTACTTGATCGCCGCCGGCCGGGCCAACCACGGCGGCAAGGGCATCCGACCCGGCATCGACTCATCCTGTTTCGACATGAACTCGTGCCTCATCGGCATCGAGGTCGGCAACAACGGGGTGGGTGAGCACTGGCCCGACCCGCAGACCGAGCTGTACGCCCGCACCGTCGCCGCGTTGTGCGACCACTACGGATGGACGACCGACACGGTGTACCTGCACGCCACCACCGGGCCGCCGAACGGTGGGTGCAACTCCAAGATCGACCCGGCCGGGCCGTGGCTGCGTCAACCGTCGATCTCGACCACCTGGGATCTCGGGCTGTGGCGCGAGTTCGTCAACGAGCACTCGGGCGGCAGCCCCGACCCCAACCCGCCGCTACCCCCAGGAGACGACGACATGCCTACGCCGTGCGGCTTCATCACCTGTAATGCCGGCACCGCCGGCCATCACGTCGACGGCTCGGTGTACCGGGTGCAGATCGACGGCACGTACTTCCGGGTCAACTCGGGTGGCACCCTGCAATGGGTTCACGACGGGGCCGAGCTGTCCACCATGCAGTCGGTGATGGAAGGCGGCGGGCTGCGCTCCGACACTTGGAACACGCCGGTCGGTGACCCGGACGTGTTCGGCTACCTCGTCGGGGATGTTCCGGGCCGATGAGCAATGACCACGGCTGCGGTTGCCGTCGGCGTCGGCGCGTTCGTCGTTGGCTTCATCGCGGCCAGCTTGTTGTCACGGCGCGGCCGTCGGCTCCATTTGGAGTGGCGGTTGTCGATCAACACCGAGGACATCCGTGTCGGGCCAGCGGAACCGGAGGGCGCGGCCCCTTCCGCTGGTCCGGCTCCTACGCAGGAGACGCCTGACTGATGGCGCCGACGCTCTACAAGTACCGGCACGGCTACACCTGCCAAGCCTGCGAAAGCGCGGGCTGCCTCTGCGCCGAGCCTGACTACGACGACATAGGGGAGTGCCGCCGCTGCCACCGCGTCGACCCGCGCTCGCTCACCATCCCGGCGAAGGAGACACCCGATGACTGAAACCCAGGCGTGGATCTTGATTGTCGAAATCGCGATCATCGCGCTCGTCTATTTGCTCTCGCTGTTCGGACGGGTCAACCGGCCGTGAGCAAGGGCACCGTCACCGAGATCGGCGCCGTGTGGACGGCGATCGTGGGCGACACGCCCCACGAGTACAAGACCCGCCACGGCGCCATCCATCGGATCGTCGATGAGATCGAGCACTGGATCAAGTGGGCCCGCAGCTACGACCACGCCGCGCTCGACGAGCTGATCGAGCTGAAAGGCCAGATCCTCGCCGCCACCGGCGACGCCGACTGGAACTTCACCATCGCCGGGCTGCCCGCCCATGCGGGGCTGCGCAAGCCGTGACGTCGATGCTGTCGACGCTCGACCCCGAGAAGGTCGCCGCCGCCAGCCCCGAGGAGCGCGCTGCCATCACCCGGCTGCTCGACATCGAGGAGCTGTTGTCGTCGCCGTGCGCTTTCGCCACCCGCGCGTCGCACGGGTTGTGGAAGCCGTACCGGCATCTCCGCTACACGTCGGAGCGCATCGTCAACATGATCGAGCGGGACACCTGTGATCTGCTCATCGTCGAGCAGCCGGTGCGGCACGGCAAGAGCGAGCTGTGCAGCCGGTGGACGCCGGCCTGGTACATCCTGCGCTACGGCGGCCGCGTCGGGCTCGCCAGCTACGAAGCCGACTTCGCCGCCACCCACGGCCGCCGGGCCCGGGAGATCGTCGCCGAGAACGGCCCGGCGCTCGGCGTCGAGATCGACAACACGTCGAAGGCGGCCGCCCGGTGGGAGACGAAAGAGGGCCGGGGCGGGATGTGGTGCGCCGGGGCGGGCGGTCCGATCACCGGCAAAGGCGCCGATCTCCTCATCGTCGATGACCCCATCAAGAACGCCGAGGAGGCGAACTCCGAAGTGGTCCGCAACGCGTTGTGGGAGTGGTGGACGACCACGTTCCTCACCCGCCGCGACTCGGTGCAGACCAAGGTCATCGTCATCATGTCCCGCTGGCACTCCGACGATCTCGTGGCCCGGCTCATGGCCCACCGCTCGACCATGCGCATCGAACGGCTGCGGCTGCCGGCGCTGGCCGAGGAGGACGGCGATGTGCTCGGCCGCCGCCCGGGCGAGGCGTTGTGCCCCGAGCGGTTCGACGAGAAGGCGTTGCTGTCGTGGAAGGAACAGGTCGGCCCGTCGGCGTGGATGGCGCTGTACCAGCAGCGTCCCATCTTGGCCGGCGGCGGCATGTTCAAGCGGGCTCACTTCCGCTACTACACGTCGATCACCGGCGACAACGGCACGTACCACAAGCTCGCTGATCACCTCGTCGACGACGAGCAGTGCTGGCGGTTCGTGACCATGGACCCGGCCTACACCGCCCGGCGCCGCAGCGACTACACGGCGGCGGCCGTGTGGGCGGTCGCTCCCACCGACCCGCCCAACCTGATGCTGCTCGACATGCGCCGGGTGCGGGTCGAAGCCGTCGACCATGCGCCGATGGTCGAAGACGTGTGGGCGACGTGGAACCCGTCGTGGGTCGGGATCGAAAAGCAGAACGCGATGCTGTCGCTGTTCACCGAAGCGCAACGGCGCGGCGTGGTGGTGCGCTGGCTCATGCCCGACAAGAACAAGATCGCCCGGGCCGAAACGGTGGCGGCGTTGATCGAAGCGGGCCGGGTGTGGTTCCCGCAGAACGCGCCGTGGCTCGGCGAGTACGAAGACGAGTTGCTCACCTTCCCCGTCGGGGCCCACGACGACCAGGTGGACGTCACCGCCTACGCCGGCATCGAGCTGGCCGCCGGCACGCTGCGGGCCCGCAAGCAGAAACACGAACCGCAGACGATGGAAGAACGGACGTGGGCCTTCGTCGAGCGACGCAACCGGCGTCACCACCTGCATCCGACGATCGGGAGGATTTGAGTCCCCCCCCAACCTGAGTAAAGGAGCCATCCATGTCCAACCCCGAGCCTCCTCCGCCCTTCATATGGGTTCCGGCCGATCACATTCAGAACATGCAGGAGCTGCACCAGATCATGGTGGCGGTCGACCCGGACACCGGCACGCCGCTCGACCCGCAGCCCGACTATCCGGAGCAGCCCCCGGAGCCGCCGCCCACCGGCGGTGAATCGGCGGATCAACCGGCGGCCAAGACGACCAGCACGTCGACCAAGAGCGCGTCCTGAATGGAGGCACGGCCTGCCTTCCCGGTCGACGCGGTGACCGGTGGCGACTTCGTCACCGGCGCCTACGAGCTGCGGCCCGGCGAGCGCGTGCTGGATCTCGGCCGGGATCTCGACAACCTGCCGGCGTGGGGCCGGCTGTGCGTCCATGAAGACACGGTGAAGCTGATGATGGAGGCGCTCGGCTGGCGCTACGACCCGGACGTGAGGGCCAAAGTCCAGACGCAGGCGGCGGAGATCACTCGGCTGCGCAAGATCAACAAGCAGATGCGAGACGCGCTGGTCGGAGTCGTCGAAGCGGCGACCGAAGCCGGCGTGCTCATCTCGCCTGACGTCGAACCGGTGTCGGCGTGATAGCGGCGATCATCGCCCTGGCGGTGGTGGTCGTCGTGCTCGCCGGTGTGGTGGGTGCCCTGGTGGGCAGCCAGGGACGGGAGCGGCGCGACTGGGCCGCCGAGAGACGGCAACTGGTCGACCGTGCCATCGCCCACCACACCGGCGAGGTCATCGCCCTGGACCGGGCCCAGCTCCGACCCAAGCGTGACGTCGAACCTCGCGTCCCGGTTGAAGGGCTCAACTGATGGCCGTCAAGACGCAGGAGTTGAGCGCCGACAAGGTGCGCGAGCTGTGGGACAAGGGCGCCAAGTCGGTGCGCCAGCAGCGGGAGCAGGCCGCCGTCAACGGCATGTTCCTGCGCAACCGGCAGTGGGTGTACTGGAACCGGGTGAGCGGCCGGTTGGAGGAAGTGCCCCGTGATCCGGCCCGGGTCCGGGCCACCGTGCCCCGGATCGGCCCGGACTCGCGCCGCATCATCGCCAAGCTGATGCGGCGGTCCATGCAGTTCGATGTGCCGCCGGCCACCCCCGACGACGCCGCCATCCGGGCCAGCCGGGTGGGCGAGGCGGCCCTGGTCGAAGTGCAGCGGCGCGACTCGTGGGAGCAGCTTCGCCACGACCACTGCTGGTCGACGTGGGAGGCGGGCGTCGCCGGGGTGTGCGTCGAGTGGGATGACTTTGCCGGCACGCCGGTGGCGATGGACGAGCGGGGCCGGGCGATCGGCACCGGCGAAGTCAAGTTGTCGATCATCTCGATCCACGAGATCGCCTGCGAGCCCGGCACCCGCGACATCGAGACAGCCCGGTGGTGGATCAGGGGAGTGGCCCTGCCGCCGCCCGAGGTCCGCGAGATGTACGGGCTGAACGCCGACCCGCCGGCCGACGCCCGGGCGCTCGACACGGTGTGGCTGCTCAACGACCCGGACCGCAACAACACGCAGACGCCGCTGACGATGGTGTTCACCATGTTCCGCCGGCCCGACGATCAAGACCCGGGCTCGGTGGTGACCATCGTCGGTTCCGAGATCGTCGAGCAGGGGCCGTGGCCCTACCCGTTCTCTGACCGGCTCAACATCGCCGTCGCCCGGGTGGTGCCGATCCACGGGCGGTGGTACGGGCACACGCCGGTGTCTGACGCGGTGGGCGTGCAGGCCATCTACAACGCGTCGTGGTCGTCGATCGTCGAGCACATGAAGCTGGCCGGCAACGCCCGGCTGTGGGTGCCGGCCGGTTCGGTCGACGACGTGGAGGAGATCACCGACACGCCGGGCGAGGTCGTCGAGTACAACCCGATCAACGGGATGAAGCCCAACTACGAAGCGCCGCCGGTGATGCCCGACTGGTGGATTCGCCAGCCCGAGATGCTGGCGGAGGCGATGGACGACATCCTGTCGGTCCACGACGTGTCCCGTGGCCAGGCGCCGTCGGGCGTCGAATCGGGCGTGGCCCTGTCGATCCTGTCGGAGAACGACGACACCCCGGTCGGCGCGCTGGCGAAAGAGCTGGGCGAGTGCTGGGGCCGGGCGGCGTCGATGGTGTTGCACCTGTGGTCGATGAAGGTGCAAGACACCCGCAAGTCGATGGTTCACCTGCCCGGCGGCGTGCCCGAAGTGATCGAGTGGACGGGCCGGGATCTGATGGGCCAGACGACGGCGGTGGTGCCGCTCGACTCGGTGATGCCCCGCAGCCGGGCCGCCCAGGCGGCGTATGCCATGCAGCTCTACGACCGCAAGATCCTGCAAACTCCGACCGAGCTGGCGAAGGTGGCCGACCTACCCGACCAGGACGACCTGGTGGCCGGCATCGACCCGGACACGGCCCGGGCCCAGCGGGAGAACTACCAGATGTCGGTCGGCTTCGCCCGCACCGTCGACGAGATCGACGACCACGAGAACCACTTGAAGGTCCATCGCGACTTCATGCGGTCCGAGCGGTACGAGTACCTGAACCCCGATGTCCAGCAGATCATCCGCAACCACATGGCCGCCCACCAGATGTACGCCGCCCAGCAGGCGGCCAGCCAGACGACGGCGGCCAGCGTCAGCCCGATCGCGGCGACACTGCCGACGGCGGCGACGAAGGTGCTCGACCCGCAGGCGATCGAGAAGGCCAAGTCGATCTCCGAACAGGCCCCGCACACCGGCACCGGCGCCGCCCCCGCCACCTCCCAGCCGGCCCCGCAGCCGTCGTATCCGACGAGCGGCGCCCAACCGGCGGCCCCGCCCGGCGCCGCCCCCGGGGAGATGCCGCCCACTCCGCCCACCACCCCGCCCAGCAATGGAGCCTCTCCGCCATGAGTGATATCGGCAACACCGCCCCCGCCGCCGACACCGGTGGCGGCCAGACTGCTCCCGCCGCCCCCGTTTCCAACGGTCTGTCGACCGGCTCGGCGCCGGCCACGCCGCCCGGTGACCTGTTCGCCGAGCCCACCCCTGAGCAAGCCGTCTTCGATCGGGGCTACGTCGAGCGGCTCCGCCAGGAGGGTGCCCGCTACCGGACCGAGCACAAGACGGCCGCCGATGCGCTCGCCGGTTACGAGCAGGTGTTCGGCGGCTACGACCCCGAAGACCGCCAGGTGTGGCTCGACCTGGCCCGGACCTGGGCCACCGACCCCGGTCAGGCCGCTGGTGTCATGCAACAGATCGCCCAGGCCGTCCTCAACCAAGGTGAAGGAACCGCCGCGGCGCCAGACGCGGCGGTTCCTTCCGAAGCGGGGGACGGCCTGGGTGAGCTGACCCCCCAACAGGTGCAGCAGATGATCGCCGAGGCGATCGACGGTCGGGACCGAGCGGCGGCCGAGCAACGGGCCGTCGAGGAGGTCTACTCCGAGATTCGGGCCGCCGGTTATGACCCGTCCACCAAGGAAGGGTTCATGGTGCTGTGGCTCGCCAACAACGGCGGCCAGGGCGACATCCAGGCCGGCATCCGCGAGATGCAGGCGTGGCGCCAGTCCATCGTCGACGACTACGTGTCAGGGCGCGCCAACGGGCATCACCCCACACCCAGCCCGAGCGGTGCAGTTGCCACGACGCAAGAACCGATCCATGATCTGCGTGACGCCCGGAAGGCCGCTGACGCGTACATCCGGGCGCAGATGGGCGCCAGCTCCGGCTGACGCCCGACCCCGGGCGCGGAGCCTGACGCACGGCTCGGGGGAGGTAGTACCGCTGACGCAGGGCCAGGCGCCCGGTCGGTAAGGCCACGACGAGCACGGCGCGGAGCCAGGAGCACGGCCGGACGGGAGTGGCACAGATCCCCGCGACTTCGGAAAGGACGCCGCCATGGCGCTCACCCGGACCACCGCGGATTCCGTGCTCAAAGAGTTCTACCTGCCCGGTATCCGCGAGATCCTCAACAACACCGTCTTCCTGCTTTCGCAGATCGAGACGAATAGCGAAGACATCGAGGGGCGCCGTGCCGTGCTCTCGATCAACACCGGACGCAACTCGGGTATCGGCGCCCGGGCCGAAGGCGAGACGCTGCCCGCCGCCGGGAACCAGGGTTACGCCGAGGAACGGGTGTACCTGAAATACAACTACGGCCGCATCCAGCTCACTGGCCCGGTGATCCGGGCGATGGGCTCCGACCGTGGATCGTTCACCCGGGCGTTGCAGTCGGAGACGGAAGGCGTCACCCGCGATCTCCGCAAGGACATCAACCGGCAACTGTTCGGCACGTCCAACGGCGTGATCGCCGCAGTGGCGTCACTCGCCGGCCAGGTCATCACCCTGGCCGCCACGACCACCCCGACGCAGCTCCGCCAGCTCCAAGTGGGCGCCGTCATCGACGTGCTGACGGCGGCCGGCGGCGCCCGGGCGCCCGGCCTGGTCATCTCGTCGGTCAACACGGCCGTCCCGTCGATCACCGTCACCGGTACGACGACCGGCATCGTTGTCACCGACATCATCGCCCGGGCCGGTTCCTACGGGACGGGCGCCAGCCAGCGGGAGATCACCGGCCTGCAAACCCAGGTGGCGGCCACCGGCGTGCTGTGGAACGTCGATCCGGCCACCTGGCCCGACTGGGCGTCCTACGTCGACGCCAACGGCGGCACCGCCCGGGCCAGCACCGAGACGATGTTCGTCAAGGCGCAGCAGGAAGTGAACATCCGCTCCGGCGAGGAGCTGAACCTGTGGGTCACCGACGCCGGTGTCCACCGCAACGTCGCCTTCCTGTTCCAGACGATCAAGCGGTTCCCGGTCCCCACCCAGTTGCACGGCGGCTACGAAGGGCTCGACATGTCCGCCGTCGGCCAGGGCAAGACGGGGGGCAACACCGTGTCGATGGTGTACGACGCCGACGCCCCGTCGGGCCAGGCGTTCGGGCTCACCACCCGGCGGTTCCAGTGGTACAAGGCGTCGGACTGGGAGTTCATGGAGGAAGACGGCGCGGTGCTCAACCGGGTGCCTAACGTCGACGCCTACGAGGGCACCTTGTTCCTCTACGCCGAACTGGCGACTGACGGGCGCAACGCCCACGCGGTGGTCAAAGACCTGTTCTACAACACCCCGACGACCTGAGCGATGTCCGGCCCGCCGATCGTCCGCGAGGACACCCCCCGTTCCCTGTTGCACCCCGAGTGGGTGGGTGGTCGGCGGCTGTGGATGGAGTCGGCGATGGCGTCGCTCATCGACAAGCTCCATCACGGTGACCCGGTGCGCGGCTGGGAGGGCGATCCCCGCCTGGCCGTGTACTGGGCGCCGCCCTGTTGGGAGGTCATGCGGCTGGAAGCCGACGGGCAGTACCGGCTGGTGTGCCGATCCACCCCGGGCACGCCGTTCGATGAGCGGCTCATCGAAGCACTCGTCGCTCACGACCGCCAGCGCGGGTTCCAGCTCCACGAGCGGATCGTCAACCACAACGAGCAGCTCGACGCCGACCACCGCGCCGCGCTCGACGCACGCGTCACCGAGGACGTCGCCCCCCGGCTGCGCCACGCGCTACGGAGCGAGCTGTAGATGGCCTGGCCGCCCGTCGTCCCGCCGGCTGACGCGACGAACACCACCGCGCTGCACGACACGCATCCGAGCTACCACAACCAAATGGCGACGGCGCTCAACGACGTCGTCACCAAGATCAACGCCGGGGGTACCGTCGGGCCGCCCGGGCCGCCCGGGCCGACGGCGGTTTCGGCCGACGCTGGCAACGCCGTGAAGCTCGGTACCGACTCGCTGACCTACTCCAAGCAGCTCGCCTACGTCGTCGCCAAGACGACGCAGCCGACCGCCGCCGACTACGGGCTCGGCGCCATCCCGGTCGGCGCCGTGTGGGTCCAAACGCCGTGACCTGCAACGCCGTTCTCGATGAACCGTTCAACAGTCTGGCGGCGTGGTCGACGGTCAGTGGCTCCCCCAGCATCGCCGCCGGACGAACCGGCACCGCCGCTTACCTTCCGTCCACCGGGCCGGGTCGTATCCGATACACCATTCCGGCGGGGGTCGAGTGGGACACGGTCACGCTCGGGTTCGCGCTCTACATCGAGACGCTAGCCACGACCACATCGTTCCTCGCGTTGCGGTCCGACGCCGGGGCCACCGAACATATCCGGCTCGCCATGTCGGCCACCGGCATCGTCACCGCCAGCCGGGCCGGTGCGTTCGCCAACGCCAGCACCCTTCAACTGGTCGCCGGCTCCTACCAGTACGTCGAACTTCAAGCCCGGGTCCATGACACGCTCGGGTCGGTGAACCTGCGGGTCAACGGCACGACGTTCATCAACGTCACCGGCGACTTCAAGAACGCCGGGACCAAGACCACCATTGACACCATCGAGCTGTCCGGCATCGGATCGGCCAACGGCCGCTACGACGATCTCTACCTGCGGACCGGCGATACCTGTTCATTCCTGGGTGACCACACCATCGGCGGAGCGTCGATGAAAGCGTGGAACGGCTCGGCGTTCGTCGCCGCCCCGGTGAACGTGTGGAACGGCTCGGCGTTCGTCGGCGCCGTCGCCGTCAAGACGTGGAACGGGAGCGCCTTCGTATGAGCACCTTCGGTGGTGACGTTGCCAGTACTCCGCTCGTCGGTGGCGGTTCCCCACTCAGCGAGCTGCGAATCCGGGTGCGACGACGGATGGGCGTGCCGGCGTCGGATGACTTCTTCGTCGACGACGTGATCGACGAAGCGATCAACGAGGCGCTCGCCACCGTGGAGGAGGAGCATTACTGGCCGTGGTCAGAGCAGTCGGCCATCGTCACCGTCGCCGGGGGCACCAACTTCATTCAGCTCCCGCCTGACTGGCGGGCCACCCGCGGCCTTTGGTATCAGGGCAGCGAGCTGCTGTTGGTGTCGTCGTCGGATCTCATGGGGTACGGCGCGACGGCCGGTGCCCCCCAGGTGTACGCCGACGTTGGCCGCCAGATCCAGGTGGCCCCCACGCCTGCCTCCGACGTGTTGCTCACCCACATCTACCACCTGGTGCCGGCCACGCTCACCGCCGACGATCAGGTGCCGTTGTTGCCGGGGTCGATGTCGGGCGCGGTGGTGGCGAAAGCGGCCGAGCTGCTGTCGGCCCGAGAGGATGACCAGTCCGCCCGTCAGGCCCACGGCAACGACTACATCAAGTGGATTCAGCGGATGCTGCGCAGTCAGCGCCGCACGACGGGCCCGTTGAAGGTGAGGGTCCGCCCCGGCGGGTGGATCTAGGCCGTGGCCGATTTCGCTGTCCGGTACAACAACTTCTCCGGTGGTGACTGGGGTATCACCGCCGACGACAAGGCGTGGAACTACCGGCGCGGCCACGTCCTGTACAACGAGTTCTCGGCGACCAACATGGCGGTGTACCCGTCGGGCCTGCTCGGCGTGCGGGCCGGATGGAAGCGGCTCGACACCACCGGCAAAGCGGTCGGGCTGCCGTCCACCTACACCGGCGCGATCCGCGGGTTCGACGTGGTGGGCAACAAGCTCATCCTCGCCACTGTCGACAAGACCTACGACGTCTACTGGGATCTGAACCTCGCTCCCGGCGGGGCGCTCCCGGCGAACGCGCCGATCTCGTTGCCGGGGGGTCTGAGCCCGACCGACGCCGCCCAGTTCCTGCGGGGCGCCGACACGGCGATGAAGGAGTTTCTGGTTGTCGGCGGGAAGCTCTACTACCGCACCGGTGACCCGGCCGGGGCGTGGACGCTGACCGGGCCGGCGGGCAAGAACCTCTCGATCGTCACCCGCTGGAACCTGTACCTCGTCGCCGTCGACCGGGACCAGCCGTGGATCATCTGGTTCTCCAACGTCGACCCGTCGGGGCCCAACTTCCTGACCTGGCCGACGGCCAACTACCTGTTCGTCGGCACCACCGAACCGATCACGACGCTGCTGTCGATCTTCAACCAGCTCTACGCCGGGCGGGCGTCGGGCTGGTGGGGGATCTCGGGCGTGCTCGGCGTGCTCGCCTCGGTGCGGGAGCTGGCGATCGGCAACGGCCCGCTCGCCCAGCGGGCGGCGTCGGTCACGACCGACAACCGGATCGCCTACTGGCCGTTGCAGGAGGTGCCGGCTTTCTGGAACGGGGGCCGCGTCCAGTTGGTGCCCACGCAGCGGATGTCGCCTCGCAGCCAGTGGCTGAACACCACGCCGGTGATGGCCCGCACCGCGCCGGGGCGGGGCTTTTCGGCCAACCCCGATCGCATCGTCATGCAAAACGGCTACGGGCACGGCCACGAGGGGTTCGACTACGTGGACACGCCGACGTTGCTGCGTGAGGTCGCCACCGCGCCGTGGACGACGACGGTGGCCCGGGCGGCGGACCTGGGCGTCGGCGGCTTCGACGCCCGCCACGCCGCCGCTCAGGACAACCAGTTGATCCCGTTGCCGCCCGGGTGGACGTCGATCCCGTTTCCGACGATCCTCAACACCGCGCCGCAGTCATGGGTGGCGACCGACGGCACCAACACGGCGTGGCGTACCACCACCGCGGTGGCGGCCGCCCGGGTGCGGGCTGACACCGGGTTCATCTCGGGCGGCGGGACGGTGCCCACCGGCAGCGCGCTGGCGCTGTTCGTCAACGACGTGGAGGTGGCCCGCACCAACGTCACCAAGCCGACCAGCGCGCTGTCGGTTCGCACCGAGATGGCGTTCGCCATCAACGACGTGCTGTCGCTGCGGTTCTACAACCCCGATCCGGTCAACACCTTCAACCTCATCCGCTCCGTCCAGGCCGGGCCGAACATCCGCCGTCCCTACCTGAACGTGTCGAACCGCGAGGCCGAGGCCGCCGCCGTGCAGATGGCGTGTCCGGTCACCGGCAACTACGACATCCACGTCGAGACGCACGGCGGCTCGGCGGTGGTCGGCTATCAGATCCTCCTCAACCGCAAGCCGATCACCACCTGCACGGTCACCTACCAGTACGGCGGCGACGATCACACGCCGAACACGCTCGACGCTCTGAATATCGCGCTCACCACCGGCGACACGGTGGGCATCGGCGTCCTGATGAACGACTACAACCAGGGGTGGGTGAACCGGGCCGACGGCCCGGAAGGGACGGCGATGCCGTACCTGCGGATCACCAACCGGGCCACCCAGGAGATATTCGGCACGTTCGCCATCCCCGGCGATCAAGTGGTGGTCACCCCCACCGAACGGCGGCTCATGTTCCTCGGCGATGACGGCGCCACGTCGAAGGTGTGGTCGTACGGAGGCAACACCGGGATCTGGACCCACGACGAGGTGCCGGTGCTGCTCGGCGGGATGGCCCCATCCGACGTGCGGGGCGCCTACCAGCTTCCCGAGCACGTCGTGTTCGCCACCCAGCGGAACTACAACGCGGAGTCGTTCCCCAAGATATGGACCGTCGGCCACGATCTTGACCGGCCTGCGCTCATGTCCGACCGGTGGTCGTCGCCCTACGACCAGTCCATGCCGGCCGGCGACGTGCTGGTGGGAGGCCAGGTCAACCTGGCGTCGTGGTACGACTCGCAGGGTCGGCAGGTGCGGGTGCGCAACGTCGAAGTCCATTTCCGCAAATGGGATCAGGGCATCGTCGGGGGCACCAACAAGATCACGGCCCGGGTCGACTCGCGCAGCGCGTATGACCGAGGGACCACGCCGGGCATCGAAGCCACCTGGGAAGAGCCCATGTCCGGCGCGTCGCCGTCGGGCACCGAGGACTCGTGGCGGTTCAACGTCGGCGAGCAGGGGTTCGGCAACGGCTTCCAGGTGGTGTTCACCGGCCTGTACGGCGTCGCCTTGCGCGAGGTCGTCGTCGTCGTCGACGTGCGAACGGACCGGGCCTGATGCCGGCCAACACGCTGCCGTTCCAGTACGCCCTGCGGGGCGATGCCGTGGCCGACGATCCGACGATCGTCCAGGCGTACGACCAGCGCGACCGCGACTTGGAGGACTTCCTCTCGCAGCTCGCCCAGTGGGTCACCTACGTGCCGGGCGGGACGCCGCCGTGGTCGGGCATCGGCGCCGCCCTGTCGTACTGGTACGGCACCAACCAGGCCGTCACCATCGGCACGGGCGGGGCGAACATTCCGTGGAACCAAGTGCGAGCGGCCGGGTTCACATTGACGGCGGCGACCACCATCCGCTGCGACGTGGCGGGCAAGTACCTCGTGTCGGCCACGCTCGGGAACCCCACGACCATCGGCTGGTGCTACCTCTCCGTCAACCAAATCCGCGGCGGATCGACCGTAGACGGATCAACCCGGATCGGCGGTGAGCTGACCACCACCAACAACTGGCAGCAGGTCCACATCGAGGTGGTGCTGGACCTGGCCGTGGGCGATGTCGTGACGTGCAACGCCCAGCCGAGCGCCACCATCAACCCCAACGCCGGCTACAGCGACATGACCATCACGCCGCTCGGCGGGCCGACTGGGGCGACCGGGGCGCAGGGCGCGGTCGGGGCGACGGGCGCGACGGGCTCGCAGGGGCCACCGGGGACGACGGGAGCGACGGGAGCTACCGGTGCCCAGGGACCGACGGGGGCGACGGGCGCGCAAGGGCCGATCGGCAACACCGGCCCGCAGGGACCAACCGGCGCCGCTTCGACGGTGCCCGGCCCCACCGGCCCCACCGGCCCCACCGGCCCCACCGGCCCCACCGGCGCGCAGGGGCCGCAGGGCGTCGATGGGATGCCGGGCAGCGCCGCCAACATCGGCGGCTACTACCACGGCAACGCCAGCACGCCGAGCTGCCCGGCCGGGTCGTACACCGCGGTCGGCTTCAATCAGAAGTTCGCCAACGGCTTCCACCCCAACGGGACG